GTGCGCCAGACTGAAAAGGCTCAGGCATATGCCGACGCCAATGGCTTGATCTTAGACAAAGAACTGGAAGATGTCGGTTCTGGCTTTCACGGCAAACATGTTAGATTCGGCGAGTTAGGTGGTTTCCTACGGCTTGTAGACCAAGGGAAGGTAGCAGTCGGCTCTTACCTGATCGTTGAATCTCTCGACCGTCTATCTCGTGAAGACGTTCTAATCGCCCAAGCACAATTCATCGAACTGCTGATAGCAGGAATTTCGATTGTCACCCTGATTGACAATCAGGTCTACCACAAGGATCGCGACTACACTCAGTTGATTTTAAGCCTGAGTATTATGAAGCGCGCAAACGACGAATCCCTAACCAAACAAGCGCGCACGAAAGATAACCTCAGGCGAAACAAACTTGAAGCGCTCGATGGCAAGCCTCGTTTCAATATCCACTGCGTCAATTGGATCGACCAGACGAAAATCCCGGGAACGCGAAAGGACTATGCTTTCTCACTTAACGAGCACGCAAAAACGGTCAGAATGATTTTCGACTACTACGCTAGCGGGCTCGGATTGCATTCGATTGCTCGTCTGCTGAACGAAAGACAAATTCCGGTTTTGAGAACTGGGGTAGCGCGACATTGGCGTGCACATACCATCCAAGTCATTCTGTCAAATGAAACGGCTATCGGAACGTATCACGTTACGGAGAAAGTGAACGGTCAAGTTGTCCCGCTCGGTGAACCAATCCGAAACTACTATCCTGCTGCAGTGCCCGAGGATCTCTTTTGGCGCGTTCAAAAGCGGAGGACTGAAACCGCCGTTCCCGGCCGAAAAGGTAAAGGTTTCGCAAATCTACTTAACCGCTTAACTCGCTGCGCAAGTTGTGGAAATACCATGAAAGTCTCCTACAGCGGCGGGAGAAACAAAAATCGCAGTAAACTCTACGCTTGCAGCGGCAAATTTGCGAAGGGCACGGTGATTTGCGATACAAGCCCATCCAGCATCCCGTATGTGCCGATTGAAACTGCAATTTTGGATCACGTTACGGACTTCCATCTCGACACTGACTTGAATGGAAACAAGACACTCCAAAGGAGTGAGGTGGAAGCCTCTATTGCTCGACTTGAGGCCGATATTCAAGCCAATACTAAAAAGCGTCAAAACTTCATTCTTGCTGTTGGATCGGCTGAAGATGAAGAAGAACGCATGGCTTTTCAAAATCAATCATCGGAAACGCGAAAACTGATCGAGGCCGATAAGGCTCGACTGCTTGAGTTTAAGCAGTTGCTGCGCGACTTGTCCGACGACCAAACGGACTTGGACAGCGTTGCGGACATGATCGCAGCCGAGCGCGAGATGTGGAAGACCGGAACGAATGAGGAAGTACAATTAAGCCGCGCTCGCGTTTCGCTGGCCCTCCGCAAATTCATTTCCGCTGTCGAAGTGGACCTAGAGCAGCAAATGACAACAGTTTTTGTGGGCGGCAGTATTAAGGGCTATCGCTTCAATCGCAAGGGTGAACTGATCGGCAAGTACGATATGACCGAGATGTTTCGTCCAGTGCAGGAAACCTACACGATCATCAAAGATGGCAAAACCATCAGATCGAATGTTCCCACCGGAAAAATCCTTGGTGTCGGAATGACAAAGAAACATCTCGAACAACGCCTTCAGACAGAAGGCCGGTCGGCTGCGGAAATTTCGACCTCTGTTGACGCAGCGCAGAAAATCCTCAGCCAAGCCGGAATTAAAATTTAATGCTTAGGCGATTGCCAATGCCTGCTCCCACAAAGCATCGACTTGCGTATCCGCGAGGTTCAGAGCGGAGGCGATTGTCAGCAATGTCGGATCGAGACGATTGAACTTCGTCGCATATTCCCAATCGATCTGCGCTTCTTCCTTCGCTGGGCCATCGGGGAGCGCATCGATTGCTGTTGCAATGCTTGACAGCGAATAGCCATTGCGGACGAGCGTCAAACGCAACTGACGGGGTGTAAGAGCACGCATTCCCGCGCGTTGTTCCTCAATGGTCGGCGGGGGTGCATCAACAATATCGGTTCCGGTGTAGATTTGACCTTCTTGGATCGTTGTGTGTTCCGCATCAATACCCAGGACGATACGATTACCCGGCATTAGTCGAGACGGATCATACTCAACATTGGTAATCTTCATCGAGTCCGGATCAACCATAGCCCACGCACCATAAACGGCATCAACGTATGCGCCTTTTGCATCCCAAGTTGTCAGACCCACGCGCAATTCGTACCAGTCTTGAGCGTCCTCATTTTTAAAGTAAAGGATGCCATCATCTTTGGTGTGTGCTGTAAAATGACCAAAATTAACGATTTCCATTATGCTTCTCCGAAACCAACCCATCCACGAACCGGGTCGAAAATTTGAATATACTTATAGTAGAGGAAATAGACTTGCCCGGTTCCACCACCTTCGCGTTGGTAACCGGTGACGACAGTACCGCCACCGATGTCGATGTTGGTGTTGCCACCTGTGTTGCCTTGGGAGACTTTGCGATAAGACAGGCTCGAAACGCGGTTGTCCGCCCATGCTTGAGCACGGTTTTCAATACGATTATTCAAGTCCCCGAACTGTTGCGTCCAAACAGCGCCGCTATTTGTAACGTAGAAGTGTGCTTGTCCGCCTTGGTCCATCCAATACATTGTACCGGTGTTGTCGATGCCGAACTTACCCTTTTTAACGTTGGGATAATGAAGCCATAGTTCCGGACTGGTTCTTTGGATTTCGAGGGTGCCCGTCATGATATCACCGGCTTTGTTTACCGGCGCGTACCCGAGGTTTGCTTGCTTGCCATCCAACGTAGATTGCAGGTTCGTAATCGTGCTGATTGCCTGTGTTCCGGTGTGGTTTGCACGAGCCTGATAGAAAGAGCCTTGCTGACCATCAAGAAGATCGGCATCCAAGCCGGAACCGGCACCGTCATTACCGGCGTGCCACATTTCAACGCCGTTTTTGAAGAAACCGCCCTTCGTATCCCATTTACCGGCGCGGAAATCGTAGTAGCCGTTGATACCGCCTGCGCTACCGTCCTTCATGCCCATGCCATACCAACCACTGAGAGCAATGTTGAAGTTGGTATAGGATGCACCGTCCGCCGTGCCGTTCGTGATTTGGTTGGTGCCCCATGTGGAGTTCAAAACAATCGCACCGGTGAACGTCTTACCGCTCATTGAGGTAGGCAAGCGAGCATCGGCAATCGTGCCAGCATTCAAGTTTGTGGCATTCTGGTAGAATGCGCCAGATTGACCATCAAGCACGTCGGCATCAAGACCGGAACCAGCACCATCATTGCCAGCGTGCCAAACGGTATTGCCACCGATTGTGACGGCCCCGCCATATCGGTTCAGATCAAGAGAGTGCTTAATCGTATTATTGGACGTCTGAAACGCCTCAATGTCGATAGCATTTGTATTGTTACGCTGTACCGATAAGGTCGAGCCGTTAGTATTGACTAGTTCCGATCCCGTAATAGAAACAGTGCCGGTGAAGGACGTATTGCCAGTGAACGCGGGAGCCGTCACCGTGCCGGTGAACGTCGTATTCCCAGCGAATGTCGGAGCGGTAATTGTGCCTGCCTTAACCGTTCCAGAGAACACAGGGCTATTCGAGCCCGTTTCGAGGACGAACGATGTACCGTTGTAGACAACGACAACCGAGTTGTTTGCAACGATTGCATTTGCTGCCAAAACAGAACCGTCACTTGCGACGATCGCTTTTGCACCGAGGCCGTTGATATTCAACGTCGCAGCGCCCGTACTGGTGAAGTTTGGGATGAACGCAAATTTCATGCCGGTGCGGTATGCTTCCGGTGCCTGCGTGAAAGTCAGAACGTATGCGTTGGCCGAACCTGTGCTCGTGTAAATCGCATTGATCTGGTTGTAAAATCGCTTCTCGGCAGCAAAATTCTCGCGCAAAATGCCAGCAAGTTTGTTCGGGCTTTCGCCGTCTTTGAGACCATTCGGCGCAATGGCCGTGTTTGCAGAGGCCAGTTCTGACCGGTTGCTATTTGACAAATCTGACATCTAGTCACCACCTTATTATTCTTGTTGTTGGGTGCTTGTGGTATTTACCTTAACCGCCTATTTTCCCGTCGTTTGATGGATATTGCTGATCAATCAGGAAACTCGAAATCGCCTGCGCCAGCGCTTTGTCCGTCGTGTTCGCCTTCAAACGATCAAGTTGATCGTAAATCGCCCCAATGCCGCCGCGCGAAACTTTCGACTGGCCCATCTTTGCGATCAGGTTTGCAGTTTCCGGATTTGTGAGGAGTTTCGCGATATAGCCGTTTGTCGCGACGTTCGCGCCTTTGACGCCAAGCACACCAAGCGCAGCAGGCACACCACCGAAAGCGGTCGCAGCCACAGTACCCGGAGTTAGCGGGTTCAATTCGCTCATTACGCTCTGGTGAGTTGCCGTATTCGAATGATTGCCGAACTTAGAATAACGCTGAAGCATTTTCGCGTTGGTTGCGGCATTTTCGAGGGCATCACGTTGCGAAGTTCCAATAGCGCCGAATGCAGTGTTCTTGGCTTCCGGTGACATCTTCTCCAAGTTCTTCGCGAGGGTCGTCGGATTGAATGCTCCGGTGCCGTCACGGCCCATCTGCTCCGCAAGCGTGCCCATGCTGCGATCCCAAGCCTCTTGACCATTTTCCTTGACGATCTGGCTTTTGAGCAGAGCGAGGCGAGTATCGCCTTCACCTGTACGAGCCGTGAGGAAACCGTGAGCCTGATCCGCTGTTTGGTCCAAAAACTTCGATGCTTCCGAACCATGACCAAAGCCCGTAACAGGGTCCATGAGCGTTCGATAATGGGTATTGGCATCAATTAGCGCCTGTTCTGCATCAGGACCGGCCTTCGACGCCGTATCCATCATATCCTGCGTCAATGCGCTGTGCAGGTCATTCAACTTGCTTTTTAGGAACGGCTTGGTTGCAGGATCGTCACGCAGATAACGAACTTCGGTTCGTGCATTCTGAAGCGTGCTTAAATCGGCTTTGCCATTCTTAACGTCTTTTGCGACCGCTTCGGCATGACGGATCGCAGTGTTCAATTGTGGACCCTGAGTGAGTTTCGCGGAGTTGCCCATATTGGCCTTTTCCGCCTTCAAAGCATCGAGCAATTGCGAGGTGTTAGTGCCGGAAGCGGCAGTACCCTGGGTTTTTGCTGCGACATCGCCGTACAGGCGACCGCTCTCATCCAAGCCAGCCTGCTTAACTTTGCCCATCTGGTCCAAGAGAATGCGGCTTGCTTCCTGTTCCGACACAGGGAGCGCAGCCGCGTTTGTAGCACCGGCAACGCCGTTCACTGCGCTCTCGGCCTGCTGGAACAGAGCCTCACGAGCGGCATCTTGAGCACTCTTGATACGACCACCGCCTAACTTGGACGACAGCGCATTTTCAATGATAGCGGCACGCGGAGAACCGCTGACCATACCCACAGTCGGCTCGATACCTCCGGCACGCGCCGCAGTGATACGAGCCGCGACTTCGGCAGGCGCATCGGTCTGACCGATGATCGTATTTCGAACGAGAGAACTTGCACCCTTTGCGCCCGCAACCAAAGCACGGCCCGCACCCTCGCCCGCCGCGTTCACGCCCACGTCGATAGCCTTATCCTTCAGGTATTCGCCTGTGCTGCGCGTGTCGGCGTTGCCGAACAGGTAGTTGATGCCGCGCTCTGTTAGATCGCGACCAGTAGCACCGCCAGTGCCAGCACCAGCAATAGCGCCACCGACTGCACCTGCTGCCGTGCCCACGACAGGAGCCGCCGACCCCACCGTAGCACCTGCTGCACCACCGCCGATACTGCCGAGGACCGCGCCGACACCTTCACCGAATTCAGGGGTGATCGAAGCAAGATCGCCCATTGAAGGGATACGCCAGCCATCTTCCTTGTACTGGATCGTCTTACCCGAATTGGGATCGGTCATCAGGAAGTTGTCTTCGCCATAGGGACGAGCGTCAGGAAATGTCTTCTGCAAAGCCCTCAAGCGATCTTCCGGCTTATGCAGGGCTCCGACCTCCATTCGGACCAATGCAGGGGCGAAGGTATTCGGATCGAGATTTTCCAGCGATGGACCAGATGGGCCTTCACTTTGAGTGACGGGTTTTGCACCAGCCATCCAATCCGGCAATGCGTTCTGCGTGACCGGCGTAGCACCCTTCATCCAATCGGGAAGTTCTTTCTTATCTGCCATTATGCTGTTCTCCCAAAATTGCCCTGCATCATCTTCAGCATCATCAATCTGCGCATGAGTTCCGGGTCCATGCCGCCGGATGCCGTTGGGCCGAGTGGCGAATTGCCGGTGGGTGCAGATGTCGCCATTGCACCCAGCCCGTTCGCCGGAATCGCTGTGGATTGTGTAAGTTGAGGCTGAACGTCCTGAGCCTGGGCGCGACGAGACATGCCAGCCTGTGCGGCCTGTTGGACTTGCTTGTTCTGCGCATCGGCCTGTTTGGTCATCATGTCGCCGAAAGTGCCGAGCAATTTGCCACCGCTCTCAACGCGACCGCCTAGCAGGCTGTTCGGGAAAAGCGATTTCGCAATACCGTCGGGATGGCCTCCCTTAATGCCAAAAAGACCCTTGTTCGCCACATCAAGGCCGAACAAGCCTTTGCTCTCAGTCGGGGCGCTTGTCGGCGTGCTCGTTGCGGGGCTAGCGGTCGGATTGTCAGGCGTTGCGATCTGTGGAGATGAACCCAACGAGATCGGGCCGAGAGTGCCGACCGGCGCGGGCTGAGAACCATCTCGGTTATTGCCATAGGCCATGTTTGCCCAAGCAAGACGATTGCCCCAGCCGTCGCCGTTTGTCGGATTGTTTGAAGACCAGCCACGCGGGCGTTCAAAGCCGATGACCGCGCTCGCCGCATCGGCGGGTGAAGACGCATTCTGAAACGCCGCATACTGCTTTGCGTATGTGGGATCTGTCGAAAACTCGTGATGGAAAAAGTCAAGTTGTGTGTTCAGCGAGTTCGGGTCCGCATTGTTCGAACTCGCATAGTTCACAAGGGCCCTTGCGCGGGGACCATTCCACTGCGCAATGCCGATACTGTCGGAGCCGTCACGACCATCCCCGACATTGCGGGAGTTGGTCATAAAGGTGCTTTCCTGCATCAGATTGCCGACGACGCCAGCAGCCTGTTCCGGTGTATAGCCGTATTTCTTTTGCAGGTAATCGTAAGCGCTCCACGCGTTATCGTTAAGACTGCCAATTGCCACTCGTCACCTCGGCCCGTTTTTCGGGCTTCTTTTTAGTTCGTATAGGGATTGCCATCCGGGCCGATAAACTTCTGTCCGGGTTTCAACTTGGCTCGTTCTGCCGCGCTATTAACAACGGGCAAGTTCTCGGGATTATCGCCAACGGATGGAGCGACACGACCGCCGAGCAATTGCGACGGCTTCTGCGATGGCTGATACGATGGCGCTTGCAAGCGAAGAATTTCACGCTCGCGGTCGTATTTGCCATCTTCGCTCTCTGGATAAACTTTATTCAGGCGCTGATTATAATCGGCAATCGTCGCATTGTTCGCGCGCTGCATGATGTCGAGCAATCGAGAGATCGAGCCCGCATCGAGCGTGATCGAGCCACCAGCGGCTTGCTCTGCAAATTTGCGGTCGCTGTCGGAAATGTTCGCAGAGCCGACAGTGCTTTTGATCATTGCGGAAACCTGTGGAGCGATAGCAGCACGGAATGTTTCTGTGTTCTCAACGCTTGAAGGGTCGGCACCCAAGAACGACGCAATTTTCTTCAAGCCCAAACGAGTATCAGCGCCATAACCAAGAATCGCACCGCTATTGATGGCATCGCGTGCGGTTTGGATACTATCGTTACCTTTCACCGCTTGGTTTGCGAGATCGGCCTTGTCCTGCATCACCTTGAAGATTTCGGTATTCGACGTACCACCCATTGAATTGCTGATTTTGGTCGAACCCGCATTCTTCTGTGTCGTGTTCCAATCCTCATAGGATTTCGGTGTACGACCCGCAGAACGCTCCTGATTTGCGTAGAACGTGTAATCCTGAACATTCGAGGTTGCCGGCGACAAAAGATTTGCCTCGTTCTCACCCGCTTGCTTTCCAAGCCCCTTGCCCTCTTCCAACTGAGAAGCCGCAGCAACCGCACCCGGAGCATTGACGAGTTTACCGCCGTCGATCACCTGACCGTTCTTGGCCGCCGTCTGCTGCAACTGCTGAATCTGTTCCTGGGTCTTTGCGGCCTCGGACCATTGGCCGTTTGCTAACTGCGCCTCCATGATCTGCATCAACTGATCAATGGTGAAGCCGCCCTGACCATTGCCGGGACCACCCAACGCGGACGCCAGCAAAGTAGCACCAGCCGCCTGCTGCTGAGCAAGTTTGCCAGAAGCAATTTTCGCCTTGCCTACGGCGATTTCGCTGCTGTTCTTGAGAGCGTCGGTATAACCCTTGTTGCCGTTTGCCACCGCATAGCCGAGACCACTGAGCAAACTTGCGTGCGAAGGATCGGTGCTAGGGCCGTTGCCGATCATCATGCTACCGAAGCCCTGCAACATGCCATCACGCAAAGCAGCCTGCTTTTCCGGGTCCTTCTGCAAACGATCAATGAGAGGGTTGCTAAGACCAAAGAGGCTAAGCAGACCGCCTCCAGATGCGCTAGGAACGTCGGCAGTAGCCTGCGCAGTAGCAGGGGCTTGCTGGGTAGAACCTGTTACTGCTGATGTGTCCAGCAGCGCGGGGCGCTGCTGTGGGATAGGACCTGTGTCGGGCAGTTTTGTTGACGACCAAACGCTAGGATCAGAACCATTGTCGGCCTGCCTTTTGAGCCATTCAAAAATATCGAAAGCCATAGGGCGTTCTCCTTACAAAAATGCCAGCAGCGAACCCAAACCACCGAGAATCTGACCCGTTGTGTTCGAGTAAACCGGCGTTGTCTGATTGCTGTAGCCGCCACCGTTGTACATGTTCACCTTGTTCATAATGTTCTGGATCGGCTGGTTTTCATTGTAGTTGTAACGATCCACGTCAGCCTGTTTCAGAGCGTTCAAGTAGTTATCATTCGACGCTCCCACGCTCGCCAATGTCTGCGATGGGAGCAGACCATTCGAGTATTGCTGACCAGCGGCGCCAGCAGCAGCCAACTGAGTGCCATACTGAGCGTTCTGATTGCCGTTGAGCGAATTAGCCGCACTCTGCTTCAGACCGGCATTGTCGAATTGGTTCTGAACACCACTCTGGTAAATGTTGTTCTGCATGTTCGCGCCGTTCAGCAGGTTTGCCAGATCGCTGTTGTACTGAGAGTTCGCCGAGTTTGCCGCGCTATTGCGGATTGTCTGTTGGCTATCGCTCTGCGTTCCCAACTGACCAGCACCGGCAAGCATTGTATTACTTGCGGCGTTTCGTGCGGACTGCTGACTGTCCTGCATGTTGCCGTAGGTCTGCACGCCATTTGCAATCTGCGACTGCTGAGAGTTCGACGTATTCGCCAGTTGCGAATTTGCATTCAACTGATTGTTTACGTCGCTGTTGTAGTTGTTTGAAAGTTGCTGGTTTGCAGCCAGCATTTGCGATGTGTCGGTGTTGTACTGATTGGTCAGCGCGTTCACTGCGACATCCGACATGGCCTTAGCCGCTGTCGAATCCGCATTGTTGCGCATGCTCGCGTATGCACCAGAGCCCAAACGACCAGCAGCCGCAGCCTGAGAATCAATGCCGGGATTGGTTACGTTTTTCAACGTGTCAGCGATGTTCTGTTGCTGAGCAGCAATATTCTTCATCAGGTACGGATTGTTGCCAATATTCGCACCGGAGGCCGTCGCTTGCAGATTTGCATTTGTCGGATTGTTTGCAGAGGCCAACGAATTAGCCTGTGCGGTTTGCAATCCTGTAGCCGCGTTCTGGAAGTTTCCGAGTTGCGAAGCCTGCCCCATTGCGGCATTCGTGTAATTCGGATTTACCGTTCCCATCGCGGCTTGTGTCGCAGCCACACCCGGGTTCGTGTAATTCTGAGACGTAGCCAGCGTAGAGTTGCCCGGCGCAGTTCCCATGTACTGACCGCTTGCAAAAGCATTCGCAGTGGACGACGCCGGATTGCTACCAACGTTAATTCCGTTGAGCAGCGTCTTGAGCGTATTGTTGCCGGTCTGATCAATTCCAGCGCCGGTAATCAGATTGTTCGTAGTGTTCTGCGCATTCGTTAGAATGTTAGAGTTCGCAGGGTTAGTCGCATACTGCGCCTGCTGCGCTAGCGATTGCTGAGTTTCTTTCGAACGATCCGCAACGGTACTACCCGGATAGTAAGAAGGATGCCCACTGTCGTAGTAGTTTTCGGCTTCGTTATAGGCTTTCAGAAGTCCCGGCTGAGCGCCGTCCCACGGTTCAGTTTTTGTTGTTGTTTCCTTTGGACTACTCGCCATTACGCAAATTCCTTAAAGTATATGATTTCGTTGTTGTTTTCCTCTTCGAAAGTTTGGAAACCAAAGCGGGGAAGCACACGCGACCAGCCCGCTCGGCCAATTCCGAGCAAGCCTTTGCAGTTGTGTTTTTTGGCGTATTCCTCGACTACGGGCCGGCCTTCGTGAAGGATTTCGGCAATGCTGGCTGCGCGTTCGCCGCCGATCAAAAACAGGCAGCAAACGGGCATGTCTCGCCATTCAGTTAGCGATGTTACGCAAGCGGCTTTATCTGTTGTCCAGAATTGATATCGACGGTCGAATATTCCGCGTTCGATATCTTGGCGCGTTACGTTTGTGGTGGAGTGCTTTAGGGCTTCATCCAGATAGGCGCGATAACGAGGATATTCGTATAGAAAAATCTCTAGGTTATCGTGCTTCGTGACTGCCATTAAACTCCGTGAATTACATACCTAAATGTTCTGTCTGTTGCCGTTGATGCAGCATGATTGATTGTGAATTGTCCGGTGCTGTAGGTGATCCAAAATATCACTGATTGAGCGCTCGCCGTATTTGCGGTCAGGCCAACAAAACTGTTGGGATTGACCTTGTTATTTTTCACGACGGTAGTTGTTCCAGTTGTCAAAGTCACAGAGCCAACGTTGTCGAACTGGCGAACAAGATCGTTGACCACCGACTGTACTGAACGAGGGTCACTTGGGTTCGTGAGGGCTTGCATTATCTGAGCCCCCTCGGAATCGCGTCGATTTGCAGTCCGGAAATCGTCTGCCACGATCCGGCCAAATTGATCTGTGTTCGGAAATAGCGGCCCTGTTCGCGGAAGAAGCACCATTCCTCAGAGAGGTGCGGCTTGCGGGGTAGCGAATACTGGACCTGCTTATTTGAAAAACTGCGAGTGCCGATTCGCAGGGTGATGTCCGCTCCATCGCCATCCACATACAGGCGCACTCTGTTGACCTGACAACGATCACCCTGAATTTGCGGATTCATCTGTTGCAGGTATTGGATCAGGAATTGCTCTTGCGTCTCAATCGACGCCGTAAGCGTCGTGCCGCTAAAGGTGTAAATGGCTCCGGCATCGTCCATGCCCCAAAGCAGGCGATTACCACCGGCCCAAATCGGATCGTCAAAACTCGCCGGAACAGCCTCAATCGTGACGTACGTGGCGAGTTGCTCGATTGTCCACGCCAACGATAGGCTGTGGAAGATGAAAGGCGTCGTGGCCTCGGCCTCGGTCCATTCGCCAATCTCGTAATTGTAGACGACCTGTCGGTCTGCTTTGCCGGATGAACCGTTCTTGCTGACGTAGTTCCAGTAAATTAGTTTCGTGACCGGATCAGCCGCCACGGTCATGTAGGAGTACTGGTTGGTGTCGATGTCGTTCATACACCACAGATCGACCTTACCGGCGCCGATGGCCTTCAAAGAACCAGTGGTGTGATCGAACGCGTAAAAGCCGTCATCGCTCAGGTAATAGGTGACACCCTGTACGGTGATGATGCTCTGGCTCACCTTGCAGCCCTTACCGAGCGTCTGTTGCTGCACATCGAATTGGAAGATCAGAGGCGATCCCCGGAAGGTCATCTTCTGGATGCAATCGCGCATCAGCACGTAACCATCGGTGCCTCCGATGATGCCCATAATTGCGCCGTAGCCCCAAATGTCCTGGAAATCGGACATCGTGACCTGAGAGAACGTGTAATCCAGCGGATTGCCGATAGCGCTCCAACGCAGGCGATAGGGCACGGTGTCATCAAGCGTATCGTGCGTATTTCCGAAAACAACGAAATCGCCAACAGTCGCGCAGTGACGAGCCGTGAACAGCGTCGTTGCGTCGGCAAACTTGTCGTCTTGGTTCTTGCTGATCCATTGCGGAGGATCTGCGAAATTCGTGAACAGCAGCGTGTCGCCGTATTCCGTGCTTTCCCAACGCTCAGCCGCGGCGGTCGAGTATCCAACAGTGCGCGAGATATTGACCCACTGGCGAGAGGCAGGGTCGATCTTCATCAATGCGGTTGCACAGCCGCCGTAGACACGCGCTGTATTCAACTTGTCCAGACCGATCGCCGTGCCAAGTGGCCGCGACGGCATGGAGGAAGCCGAATACAGGCTAGCACCCTTCATAGCCTGATACGTCACCGCGCCGTTCGCATTGCCGAACGTTGGTGTAACGTTGTGCGCCTTAGTCACACCCGGATTGTTCAGCGCGGGTTGATCGGGACGCCACGGGCCAAGAGTGAGGTCAACTTGCATTAGACCCTCCAATTCAGAGGGTTGCCAACCTTCTGGCCGCGCTTGTTGTGCTGTGCGAGAACTGCGAGAGCATCGCTCAGGCTCTTTGCTTCTGCCGCTTCTGCTGTGCTGTCCTGCAAATAGCGATAGACGCGCACGAGCGTCGCATGCTGGTAAACGGCAGGAAACTTCGACAGCAGCCAGTTTGTCGGATTGGTGTCGGATAGCGGATCGATGCTAGCCGTGTAATTTAGGACCACGCTACGAGGTGTGGTCGAGGACGGCACGAAAACATACTTGTTGCCGTTCTGATAGTAACCGACCTGATCAGAGCAGATCGTTGCACCGCTGATCGGAACCGGTACTGTTTCCTTAGCATCGGCCTGGACGAAGCGGAGTTCCAAAAAATTGTCGGGCAGCGTTATGCTATCCGCCGTGGTACTCAGCGTGACGGTTAGGTCCATCAGATAATGGTCGATGATGAAGGCGAAATCCGTCTCCGCAAGAGCAATAAAGTCCTTCACGTCAACCTCAGTGAAGTCCTTGAGCGCTTGCGCAATTGTGAGAATTTTTGCCTGTAGATCGCTGTACGTTCTGAGAGCCATTACACCCTCAAATTATTCACGCGAGCCCACGCATTATCAGAGTTATTAAGCCACTTCTTGTATTCCGCCTTGTCTTGAACGATGCCCTGAGCATGCAGATCGAGATAGACGCTCATCGGCATCGAGGCGACTTTGACGTTCTCGCCCAACTTCGATGTGCGCGAGAATTCGGCTGCCTCTGCGGCGTTTGCCGCCATCACCGATGCGACAGTTTTGTGGTATGCGACGGTTCGAACTTTATTGCCGTTTCGCACAAGATAAGTCGTCGTATCCGGGGTATCCGAGGCGAGGTAAGGAACGCCATCTTCTAAAATGTCGGCAAGCGTGATCGCTTCGTAGTCTTCAAAATCCATTGTTCGCCTCGTTTATTATTTTTCTTTTTCGGCGATTAAAATGAGGGGCCAGTTTCGGCCCCTCACCAAGTTCAATTACTTCACGTCAGCGATCTTGAAAGACGAACGCTCGTCTAGTGCCTTCAGTGTCAGTTCCGCGAGGATTGCCTTGCGGTCGCTATCCTGATCCTTCGGCAGGTCGGTCTTTTCCCACTTGCGCAGGTAAGAGACTACATACTTGGACGGATCGATACCCAGAACAACGCTCGTAGATGCGAGATAGTGAGGCAAGATATCGACTGTGCCGAATGGCGTAACGTATGTGGTTACGACGTTGAAAATCTTCTTCTTGGAAGCGTCCTGATACTTCTGCGAATTACCGGAGAATGTCGCAATCTTCAGCATCAAATCGCCGCCAGCGAAAACGGTATCAGGTGTTGCGCCACCCTGCCATGCCTTGTGCATAGCCACGTTGAGCATGTTTTCTGTCAGGTCACGAGGAGTACCAACAACAACGTCGCCGTAGGTTGGATTTGTATAACCCGGTGTATCACCATCTGCGGCATGGAAGGCGTTGGCCTTAATAGTCGCTTCGATACCAGCCAACTGACCGGCGACTGTTGCTGTGCTTTCTACGGAACCCTGACCACCAATTAGAGCGGCTTCCACGTCGCGCTTAACTTCGCGGGAAATCTTGTCAAACTGACGAATGAATTCATCGGAAGAACCGAGGACCTCAGACGCGCGGAGCGTGCCGGAAACCTCTGCTGTCTTCGAGAAGATCTGCGTGTGGTTAGAACGCTTCTCTGGCGCACTTAGGTTCGCCGCCGGAAATGCTGCACCCTGTACGCGAGCGTTTGCAGCGTTAGGGTCTGCAAGGCTGTCGGTGAAGTAGAAAACCTGATCCGCTTTCGCGTCATCAGATGGGCACAATGTCTGAATTGGGTACTGTTCGCGTGCCACTGTAGACATTGTCTTGTGCCACTTTTCATTGATTGCGTTCGTATCGAACGTCTTGAATTGACCGGCCATTATTGGCTTCTCCTTATTATTGCTTCAAAAGTTCTCTGAACAAATCCGACGTAGAAGCCTTGCCATTACGCACATCGCGATATTTGGCCTCGAATCCTGTAGTATTGGATTTGCTCGATGCAGTTCCCGGCATTATAAGCGCGGGTGTTGCTTCAACCTTCTGGACTGCTTTGGCTACCTTCTGCTCTGCTTCTTTGCCCTTTGCCGCGTAGTAAAGGACTTCGATGAAGCGATGGTCGTCAATGGCATTCAATTCAGCCTCAGTAATCCCAAAATCGCGGGCACCTTTGGCTGCGTAATCCAAGTTGGCATCTGCAAATTGATCACCGAAAATCTGAGGCATCTTTTCCGCTAGAGTCTCACGCGCCGAAATCTTTCGGTGCAAGAGTTGCTCCGCTTCAATCGCTTGCTTCTTTTCCGCGATCTGCTGTTTCGCAGCACGCAATTCATTGATCTTGTTTATGCGTTCGCTGTGCTCTCTGTTCCATTCGAACTCTTTCAACTGCGCTTCGTATGGGTCTTTCTTCCATTCCTCTTCGAAGTTGAAAGGCTTCTGTGGATTGTAGATGGCGTCAACAATCTGTAATTGCTGCTCAATGTGCTGTTCAATAGCATGAAGTCGTTGCGCAGAGGCTTGCTGGTCCACTGTCCACGCTTTGCGTAGTGGTGCAATCTCTTGCATTGCCTTCGTGTAACTGGCTCGACGCAAGTATCCTTCACGATATTCCTTTGCCGTGATTGGATTTCCATCGTCATCGCGACCAACAATGAAATCGTCACTTGGAAGTTCTACCGCTTCCGGGTTTGCGCTTGCCTCTGCATCTTCAGTATCAACTTCGTCAGCGCTTTCGGAGTGTCCATCGACGTGTTCCGCGCCTTCATCTGCTGCATCTTCCGATGTATTCTCATTTGGCGTAATTTCGTTTTCATGGGTTGCAACGGGTGTAGCGTTTTCGCTGTCCAGCAATTCCTTAAACGACATTACAGTTTCGTGTTCTGAGCCAGTTCCCTGTTCGGGAGTGTTGGTCATTTCCACAAGTCACCTCATGTTTTGTTAATATTCGTATTTAGTGAGGTGACTGAAATTTTTGCATCTTAGGCTGTCGGGATGACAATGTTCGCGCGATTTGCTTCAAGCGCCGCTTCATCGCTCCACTTCACAAGAAATTTTTCCATATTATCCCAAAGGTATATCATCTGGTGAAACTGCTCGCGCTCTTCGCCCATCTTCGGGTTTGTCGTACAAAGCAGTTCAAAATAATGCTCGCGCAACGCCTTTGTCGTCTCGCGAAACTGCGGCGTATCTAGGAGAAATTGCGCGTTCTTTCCGCGCTCAATAATTTGTTCTCGTTTCATTGCGTTTCCTTACTGTTGTGGAGGAATTGGCGGCTGTTGTGGCTGCGCTGTTGCGCCCTGTGGAGCCTGCTGCGCCATGTGCGCCTGAATAATCGCGCTGCGCTGTTCCTTCTCCGTAATTGCCATGTCCGCGTAATGCTGCAAGATCGCTTCGTTCGTCGCGGCCTTCTGTGCATCGACCTGGACCTGCCAATGGCCCTGCAATTCAGCGGATTTCAACGCAAACTCCTGCAACATTTTTTCGCGCTCAAGTTCGAGTTTCTTTTCCTCAAGCGCCATTCGGAACTGGCGCTCTTCACGCTTGTCCTGCAACTGCGCCTGAGATTGTGCCTGTACGGCCTGTACTTCAGGTGGAACCGGCGGAGGCTGCGGAGCCTTCGGCGGCTGCTTGGTAGGATCGCTAAAGAACGCCTCTGCACTCTCGCCACCGTTTTCGGCAATCTTTGTCAACGTGTGGTAGATTTGCGCGTCGTTCGCCATGCCATCGGCTTTGTGCTGCAATTGCAGACCATACAGATTGTTCAGCACAACGTTCTTGGTGAAGCGATCCGACACGCCGAAACCGACTGTCGCGGTCAGGTCCATATCGGGGTTCCAATCATCAATCTGGATTGGCGTATAAGAGCCGATCAGGCGAGCGATGTACTTCTGCGCGTTTTCAGGATCGTTCCTCAACAGGTCCACGATGATGCGGAATAGGTAGCGATAGCCGGTGTCAGCGAAATAGCGGGCGATGCGCTCCATGAGCAATTGCTGGCTGTTCTCGCGCTGGCTCGCTGCGGTCGCCGTCGTGTTCTGCAAATCCGATGGGTTGACGCTCATCATTGAGCCGCCAACGCCCGTATTGTAATCGATGTCTTGCTTGAGACTTTCAATGATCTGCATAGCGGCAGGACCAGTGAACGGAATGTTCATGAACTGCACGCCGCCGTTTGGATCTTCGGTGCGGATGGGCTTACCCGGATACATGTTCAGCACGTCGTCGTACTTCGTCACGTCCGGGTTCACGAACTTCGGTGGATTGACATAGAAATTCAGGTTGTCGTGCATCCCGCGCGTAAAGCGTGAAATCAAGTTCTGCTGTGGGCCGATGATATCAACGATGCCGTGACCAAAAAGCGTGTTCGGGATCGGGTACGGGACAAACGGCGCGTATGGGTAAAACTTGCTGACTTCCTCGTGCGCAAGGTAAATCGGGTTGTTCTCGATATCGCCACCAAGCGTAATGCGGTAGTGGCGGCGAACATCGTCATCGATGGCGATCTTTGTGAAAATCTCGTACACGTAGACCTGATCCGCGCCGTTTGCTCGGTCGTAGTCGATCATCGCATCACGCACGATCGCCAATTGGTCGTCCGTGTCGAGCGCCTTAGGCAGCGACGCGACCTTTTCCTTGTCAAACTTCTGCTCGATCAACTCGGTGCGAGTGATGAGGCGTTTATGGCCCTGCAACGTCGCCTTGATGCCGCCGGTCTGCTGATCAATCGTCGCATCCTTGGACACGATGAAATCCTCGGGTGCCAGGTTGCAGATGTCCATTACGGGATTGGACGTAATCGTGCGGACTTCAATATCCCAAACACGTTTCGGCGGAAGAGCAGAGATTAGCGCGCTGGCCTCTTCCGGCAGACCCGGAGGCAGTTCCGGCGCGGTAAGTGTACGTTGGGCTTGGCCGGTGATCTTGATCTTACCTGCGTCGGCTAGATCGGTGAATTTCACCAAGTCCTCGTCGGAAAGCCCTTCATAGCGCTTCGGCTTGCTTTCCTCTTCACATGGACGGAAATCCACCATGACGACACCCAGCCCGGTTAGAAATCCATTGAACAGCCAAGGCTCAAGTATGCCGACGTGGGAATTTTTTGAGCGAACGATGAAGTTGACGGCTTGATTCATCTGATCCGCAAGCGCTGTGTCTTGCGGCTGATTTGGCAGGAACAGAACAACGTTGTTCTGCGTATCGTAGAGTTTAATCAGAACCGCGACGGACCAATTTAGTCGTTCATGCACTTCGCTACTCACGTAGAGCGAAAATCCGGGCCTGTTTAGTTTGCCGTCTTTGTCGTAGTCGCCCTCAAGGGGCTCACGATTGTAAAGTTCAAGTGCTTTCGCCTGTTTGCTGGCGAGTTTCGTATCTGTGATCCCAACCGCATCGACCAATAGGGATTGCAGTTTTCCCTTTAGAGCATCTTCATCGATGCTCTTCTTCTTTGTTTTCGCCATAATGCCTTTCGCGACGATTGATCCGTCGTTCTCATTGCAGGTGTTCGGGTATTTACCTTTAGGCCGCTTATTGAGCCCATCTTAGGTCTGGTGTCTGTTCCCGCTTGTTGCTCAAGCCCCAATTGCTTGCGTAGCGCGACGGGCTGACAGCAAATGTTAGGCAAAGCGCGTCGGCAAAATCCGGCGATGCCTTAATTCGCTTGTTCAGTGTCTTCTTGCTTTCCACCACGATCTTGCCACTGCTGTCGTCGTAGGTTGGCGCGCAAAGATCATTCACGAAGTCCATGTGATCGATGATCGACACATTTTCGCTCATGAACCACTGTCGCGTTTCCCACCACAGTTGATCGCGCAGTCGGCTGTATTTTTCGGGGTTGCGGGTTGGTGAGTTGCCGACCTTCACTAGTCGGACAGGAAGACCGTATGTGTCGCGGAGCATATATGCAGGGCCTTCGCCAACGCCCGTCGCATCAACGCAAATGAACAGCGGGCGCTCGTGCTTTGGTGTCTTCACGTATTCGTCGCGGATCAACTCGCAGAGTTCAACGGCGTTCTTGTTGCGCCAATGCAGGAGCGCGGTGACTTCGTTGCCGTTGCGTTTACACAAAACGGAGCGGTCGCCTTTGTCGCCGGATGCACCAGCGACATCGAGGCCCCAGATATGGGCCGCATTTTGCGCCTGAATGAAATCCTTGTTGTTGATCGCGGCGAGTACGACACTACGGGGGATGAGGCCGTCATGGTCCTCTAACGGAAATTCGCCCTCGACCATAATGCGATATTGTCGAGACCCCCTTCCTTCATAGAGGGCTTCCATCTTCGCCAACTTTTCAGGCGTGACGTTCGGATTGTCGATCATCCGACCGTGGACCTTTGCCCACATCGGACTGATATGCTGGTCGTGCCAAGTCTTCCAAAAATAGCCCGACAACTTCGACGGGTTGCTGATCAGCGCGATCTTCGCGTGATCGTCAACGATGATGTTCTTAAGAACGTCGTAGACATCATCCGGAACGCCTGTGGCCTCGTCCACGAAGATGAAGTTGTTCTTCTTGTGGATGCCTCGTGCGGTTTCGATGCTCTCTTTGTTGGAAAGTCGATACTCGCAGAAACAGTCGTCAGGGCGCTTTACACGCTTAATCTTCTGACTGCCGACCTCGAAACTTGCCTGTGCCCACTCCGGCATTTTGCCAATGAGCGAGCGGATTTCCGACCAGATACCAGATTGAATCTGCTGATCCGATGGGCCGAAGATCGTAACTTTGATTTCGTCGTGGACGATGAGCGACCACAGGATGACAACCGCCATGACGCGGGTTTTGCCGAAGCCAACACCACCCTTAAAGGTGATGAGATCATTCCGAACAAAAGCGTTGGCAAATTCAAGTTGTTTGGGGCGAAGTGCGTTTTCGGCACCAAACATATAGATCGCGAAAAACGCGATATCCTCATAGAACTGAGGAATGAGCGAGAGGATTGCTTCCTCTTCTTCTTTTGATAATTCCATTCCGTAAACAACCGGCTATTAGTAACCGGTTATTTACGTTCAGGACATCATTTCGGGGCTATTTTAGCCCTTCTTGCGGTTCGCGTTGTACTTGCGAACCTTCTCAGCCTGCGCGATGCGATCTTCCTCGTAGGCTTTCATAAACGTGGGCTCATCAACAAGGCCCTTGCCCTTTTCGAGCAGGTCAATCGCCTTATCTAAGGTATCGAGGTAGAAATATTTCTTCTTGTCGATGGGCAGAGCGCGAGTACCGAACTGAACGCTGAAACGGCCATCCTTTTCGGGACGAACCCAATAGGAACTCTTGTAGGGATCACCGGCTTTCATGCGCTTTGCAAAGTCGATCTGCTTATCAATGGCGATCACAAACAACTCGGCTGGTGTCTTCGGCTCAGCAACGGCGCGTGTTGCTTTCGGACGAATACGTTCCTCAGTTCCGATATCGCTGAAGAACTTGAGTAGTTCAGATTTGGCCGGTCTTGCCATCGGTACGCTCCATAAGTGCTGCGGATTGCAGCGTTTCTCGTAAATACGATGTCCCCCTACTACACGAGACGAAAGCAAATGAAAATCCATATGGAAATCCCAAATGGTTATCAGAAATACGAACTAACCAACTGGTTAAAGAAGTACCCGGATGCAACTGATGACGCCGCTCGCAGTGACGCGGTGAAGGAGTGGGTACAAAGCAAATGGGGTGCATGGCTCGCTCGAAACGAGATCACGGATTACAATTTCTATGAGGTGACACCCCAATATTTCCGCATCGATTTTACCCACGACACCGACGCTACCGATTTTGCAACGAAATGCGGGGCGGTGATCTTAGGAGAATAAGCATTGGCAGACGAAACAGACAAGCCCGTCAAAAAGAAACGCGGCGAAAACCTAGTCAAGCACCAGTTTAAGAAAGGCCAATCTGGCAATCCGAAAGGCCGACCGGCCATTCCACAAGAAGTGAAGGATGCTCTCGCAACTCACAGTCTGGAGGCGGTCGAAGTTCGCCTAGATCTCATGCGCAATAGCCCAAACGAAATGGTGCGCTTGAAAGCCACCGAGGGCTTTATTGATCCGTTCGTGAGCAAGGCTGCACAACGGATCGATGTAGACGTTGATGTGAAGCATCACGTCTCGGATATCATGGCACGCGCTGCGGCTGCTCGTCAGGCGCTGCAAGGTACGATCATCGATGCGACTGCCCTGCCCTCGCCGGATGCAAACAATACGGTTCAATAAGAAAAGCCCCGTTTCCGGGGCTCTTCTATGTCAATTCGTCAGTTTATTGATCATGAGCCACAGTTTGAGAGCGGCCTTGTCTCCGTCGATGCGGGTGAAGCCATTGCCGAACACAAAACGAAATGTCCTTTCTGCGTTGATGACTTCCAGTGCGTCTTCAAAAGTGTGATAGGTCGCTTCGAACCGACCGAGCGGATGTTCGATGACGATGGCCTCATTCGGGGAATTCCGGGCTTGACCAGCAATACGTCTCACCTTTGATGCTACGATGTTCCTTTGGAGCATCTTGCGCTCATCGTTCGATTCACACGCAATTGGCGTGTAGATAAGTGGCTTATTCATTGCTGACCCCACTTTCTCGCCATCTCGCGCATGAATACGTCAACCGGCATGCTAACCGGCATGACCCGAAAATCACCGCGCTTGCAGCCGTAGCCGTTGGCCCCGAAGCGAAGTTGCTCGATACGGTTAGCCTGGTGGGTGCTACGCACACCCACCCTGAATTTTGGCGTCCTCTTCATGCTGCACCTCCAGTCACAAAGGCGGCGAAGTCAGCGAACAAGTTGACAACGCTGTAATGGCCGGTCTCGATTTCATTGAAAGGCAAAAAGAAGTCTGTGCAGCCGTAGTTGCGCATATGTGCGTGCCTGAAAGCGACTGCTGCGCGGTCATGTGGAATAACCGGGCGGAAGCACTCGCCCCTTCGGCAATCAAAAATGATCGGCCAGAAATATCCGGTTTCCCCATAAGCATACCAATCCGTTTGAAATCTGCCGCATGGTGAAGTGTGCGAGACCACACAATGTCTCACAATTAAATTTGTACTCATTTTAATACTCACTAATGGACGAGCGCGCGCCATGGTTAGCGCCGAATCGTGGCTCGTCGGGATTGATTGAAAAGATTCGATCTGCGGACCGGCTCGTGCAGGTCCGTCGCGTAAAACAGCGATGTTGGGGTTCGATCTGGAACCTACCTTACGGGACCGGCTTTCTCAGAGTCAAAATTAAAATGAACCAAGTTGAAATTTTTTTAGCCGGGATATTCAAGTAGAGAGCCCGGTCGAATTAACCATGTTCGACTATCGGCGAAAAAATATATTGCCATTTATAAAGGTGCCGGAATAGAAGAGCCTTACACCGAGCCGAATACTTGCTCTGTGATCTCAGGTCGAGCGTGGGCGCTCATCATGCGGTTCGATTCCGCTTTCGACCTCCAATACCGCAATAGCGCGGAATTGCGCCCTGAGGTTAGTCCGGGGTGGAACGATCACCCATGGAGCAATATTTTGAGAGACCTCACATTATCGGATATCGAGCGCATTACGTCTGACGTTCAGAATGATATTCGCGCAACGACCACCGAGCATATTTTGACCTCGGATGAGTTGGTTCGTGCCCGCAAGCGCATGTATGCGGCGCAAGCCAAGTTTCAATCTACCCTCGGGAAAAGCCGAGCCGAAAAGGCATTCGTCAATCTGAATGCCAGAGCGCCAAAGATGCTCTCTGAAATCACCGCCTGGAAGAACCGATATCCTAAGGGGGTGATCAGCGAAGTCGAATTCGAACAATACGCTTTTTCTGAATGGCTCGAAACCTTGAAGGATAATTGGGGGACTTCGCGAACGGGCGTCCAGAGAGCGATCCGCCTTTGGTACTGGGAGAATTTTCAGGTTTCCGTTGAGTGCTGGCTGCCGATCCCGTTGGAGACCAATTGGGAACTGGCCATGGGGCAAACCGGACGGCTCTATCTGGGATTTGCGAGCAACGCAGAACGTATCACGACCCGGCTGCAAGCGACCCAAACACTTCCCTTCTGAAACAGAGATTCTTAATTAAACACGGCTAATCGGGACCGGAGCAATTCGGTCCCTCGCGGCTGCATGGAGAAATCAATGGCATACTATTTTCGCACTCCGCTCGACACGAAGACGGCATTTCAAAGCATCAAGGACAAACTGACGAACTCCCCGGTCTATCAGGGATACGTTAGTGTGTGCGACAACTTTCAGGACCGCCCGGAGGCACAAATGGATTTGAGGTCGGATAACCGGCTGGACGATCTAACGGTGTTCGCCGGCCTTGAAGCGTCCCCCAGGCATTGGATCGTTTATGACCGAAAACTGGTTGCACCGGACTATCTGGCTACAATGTTTGATGCCGGTCTGGGCTATTCGCGTGCAGCGGGATTGCAGATCGTCGCTTGCGAGACACTTATTGCGGAGAACGACGACGATGAAAATTTTCTGGCGTTGTTCTTGGTCGGTTGCAAGAGTGAAGTGGATGCAACGGCATTCCGTGACGAATGCGAGAACCGCGATCTTGTAGTCTGAGCGGAAACCAAACCGATTTAGACGAAGAAAGGCCCGGTTCTTCCGGGCCTTTTTGTTTTGGTCACGGCGCTTTATCGAGGCGCAATTCCACGTCGTCATCGAACAGCGCTACCTCCGGAAAATTCTGTCTGAACTTAGCCATCGCTGCATGAAACTGATCTTCGAACGAATGGTCATCCTGCAGTAGGATGTCGTGGGAGAAGATTGTCTGGCCGCCCTTTGTCACCTTTACTCGATAGATCATCTTGTCCTCCTCATTTTAATCGTTGCGATGCCCGACACTCGCACAATCTTGTCGAGAGTCACAAGGAGTATCCATACAACCAATCGTCATTGTCAACGGTTTCGGAAAGTGCAGAAATTATATCAAATAGAACGCGCTATCCGATCCAGAAAATTGTCCCCCCAAAGGGGGGATACACCTCGGCTGCAGGCCAGCCTAAGACGCTCAGTACGCTCAACGGGACCAATGGGGCGTCGTCCGCTGGCTAACGCGTGTTCCGTGTTGCCGACTGCTGTTCTGGCCGTGCGCGTGTCCCTGAGCCTCCTAAGGACACGCCGATAGCAAGGCGCAAGTATGCAGCGGCTTTGGCCTGGCTGCTGACATGGAAAAGCCCCAGCCGTTTCCGACTAGGGCTCTATCCGCTTGCGCAAACGGACGTCAGTTACTTCCGCTTTGCACGTCCAGCCTTCAGCCGAGCGCTGCGCTCTGCGCTGTGCCTGGTGATCGCAGCCTGCAACTTCGCATCGCCCTCGATCGCTTCCTTCGCAGCCGAGAGGATCGCCACGACTTCATCGAGATCCTTTGCACGGAACAACTTGCTCCCGGCGATCTCGAAAGCGTTGCGGCCGATCCGCACCACGTAACCGTCGCGATCCTTACGGAACCACAGCGACCGCGTGTTGTGGGCTTTGCCTTCCTTCACCTCGCCAGCGAGTTTCACCTGCTGTGCGAGTTTGCTGTAGAAGATTTCAATCGGGCTCTGACCGCCGACAGTTCCCGTTGTTGCAGCGGCCTTGAGAAGTTCAATTGCATTCGTCATTTTCGATCTACCTTTGCACCAGCAGCACCGTTGCTGCCGTGCTTCCCTTCCTGTTTCCAGTGGGATCAAAGGGCGAGCGAAGATTTGAAGATGCAGACGCTTTTCTAAACTTCGACTTTGCGATGAGACTTAGGCTGTATAACCCACCCGGAATCGTTGTTCGGGTCGGACAGATACGCATTCAGCGCTTCTGACAAATTCCACCAAGCATCTCTTTCCATGAAATCAAGGATCAAAGCAAACTGATTAGCGCTGAGAAACCGTTTTGGATCTCGGAGCAACGCTGTTTCATAGGCTTCGAAGACCGCATCAATCACAATCTTGCCCTGCTGGGCCGCTTCGCTGGCTCGACGTTCGGCCATTGATGCGGGGAAACGGTAATTCTTTACGCCCCACTCGGCAATTGCCCGTAGAAACCATTCGTGATGTTCCTGTGCTTCGAGCACCCATCGGTCAATCGAAGCGATTGACGCGCCATCGAGGGGAGTACGGCCGTTTCTGCGACGCACGACCTGCTCGAATTTGACCGCTCGGGGCGTGCGGTTCTTTGTTTCTGTCACGAAATTTCTATCGCAGGACCGGCACCTATATCTCTGAACACCTCTGACCACGCCGTTCCGAACTGACTCGCCGTTGCATTGGGGGCAGCGAACATAACCAAAATACCTCACGGGGAGTTTCCATCTGTAGACTTGCCATCTTGCGGCTTTTTCCAGCAACGCAACTCTTTTAAAAAAGCAGTCATGGCGGCGACCAGACCCGCAAGGGCGGCAATCAAGCCGGTGACAAAATTATAATCCATGCCGAACGCCTCAGTGATGCATTTCGAGATGGCAAAAATATAAGCCTAACAAATGCAGCAAAGAAGACGGCACATTTGATTCGAATTTTTAGATAGATTTTTCGACAGTGAACATTTCGCATTTGTCAAGCGAAATTTCCGAAAGGGTCTGTGACAGACAGATGATATGCTAGATTGGAGAACGTGACAACCGGCGAAACAGCCGAACAACTTGACCCGGCCCCCACTCGGCACCACGTGGGGTCCGTATGTCACGCCGGTTCAATTCACGCGCAATTGCTGCTGGCGTAGTTGTTCCGCCGTCTATGAGACCCTGTATGGCTTCTCGAAGCGAATTTGCGAAGACGTTGGCTTTCTCTTGTTTGGAGTGATGCGCGCCACCAAGTTTAACTCCGCGATGTTTCGCCACCTGTAATGCTTCTTTCGTTCTCTTGCTGATCATGCTGCGCTCCTTGTGGGCGAGGATCGCATACAAGTGGAGTTGAAATTCATCTGCATCCGGCATATCCGCGCAACGCAAGCGAACGCCCTGCTCCATCTGCGATAGGATGAATGCCGCGTTACGTGAGAAGCGATCGAGTTTTGCGACTATCAGGGACGCGTTATTCGCTTTTGCAAACGCCTTCGCTTTTTCTAGTTCCGGTCTGTCGTTGTTCTTGCCGCTCTCAACTTCGATGAATTCCGCAATCGGATTGAAACCCGCACATGCTGTTCGTTGCGCTTCAAGCCCTAATCCGCTCTGCCCCTGTTTTTGTGTGGAGACGCGATAGTAAGCGACAAACTGCTGTGGTTGTATTGGTTGCATTGCAGCCCTCTGACATTCGTTGCACGTCGAATGTCTGCTGCCACAAAAACGTAAGGGCGAGTGAAAAGATCGGTTGCCCTATGAGCCCTAAGGCTTACAATTGTCAGCCCTGTAGGTTTCGGCTCCGGCTGGTCGGATTGCCGTGGCTGTTGTGGCCGGGCGGGCGCTGGACGTACTGTTTATGTGAAGTCTATTGTTCTGTAGCCGTCGCCATATGACGCCTGCAAAAACCCGCTGATACATCGCTGATCTTTACTTCCGCTCGCACTTCCCGACTTCCAGCGATGGACTTCCGAAGGCGCTCTCGTTGCCTCTGACAAATCCATCCGTATTCACACGTGAATATCTTCCACTGCCGAGATCAATCGAAAAATGGTAGATACCTTTACCGCTGTAGTAGGCACTGCAATTAAGGACCCCATTCTTTTTGATGATAGTTGTATCTGCTCCATGTGGACCTGCCATATCCAACTGATAGCACCCGCTCTCGCCAAGTCCAACCGATTCAATCGAAACATCGTATTGGCTTGCTTGCGCGCCGTAGCGACCGATCAAATCCGAGTCTTTGTTCTCTTTGATCATCAGAGTATGTTTGGATGGATCGGCTTGGTCAGTCGTCGCTCGCTTGTTCAGTTTCTCATTCACTGCGAGGGCAATCGAGTTCTCACTTCTACATTCCCATTCGCCCACATACATTGCGTTGCGATCCCACGGCGTAGATTGCGCGTGGGCCATTGCCGGGAGCAGGATTAAAGCAGCGGTGAGTTTTGCTCGCATCTTGATTCACGCTCTCCGTAGTAGCCCGGTGGTTACACTGAATTATTTGAGTATCTCATGCCACGCAGTCTCGAATAACTGGTCAAACCGATCGTCGGACAGCCCCATCGACACAACGTCCGGATTTGTCCGTACTATTGACTTGACGTCAAGTTTGGTACTGTCATCCACATGCTCAATCTTCATTGCGGCGAGGTCAGTCAAAATTGCGCTTCTGATTCTGTCGACTTTGGCTCCTGGTACTTGTCTTAGAGCCAAAGCGTTTTTGCTATGCAAGTCGCGTTCTATCCATCTGTCACGATAAAGCCATGGCTGCATTCTTGCCTGCAAAATCGATGAGGCGCTGATAGCATCTTCGATCTGTTGCAGTTTTTTCATGATGAATTCGGCTTGAGGTAGTTCGTGATTTTCGAGTTTCTTCGGCGTAAAAGTTCCAAAGTGCCTTAGGAAAGGAGAGAAGTGTTGATCCTCTTCTTTCTTCTTAACTGTCGCCTTTATCGCGTTGGCAACCGCCTGCTTAAAATTCAAAACGTCATCGTAACGTTGGTCTTTCCGATACGGTATATGTTTGATCGGTGAGGTATCAAAGGAGTAAGCGGTAATATCGTCTTTCACGATGATTGTGGGTTTGTCGAATGCCAGTCGCATGCCCAACTCGAACATGACGTTCGGGTTTTTCCCACTCACGTCGCACACAACAATCTCGTCGTCGTATAGATTTTGCACGATGTGTCCGTGAATAACGCCGACTTCTTCACTGTCACTGACCAATCGCGGGATGAAGCCCGCGGACGTTATGGCCTCGCTGAGCACTTCCTTAACCCGCGCCCAATGAGTAGCGTCATATTCCGGTGGCATACCTGCGATTGGCATTACAATGCCGCAATGCCGATGCTCGGCCTTTCCATCTTCCTCGTTTTGGTTGACCGGATGCGATTTCGGTTTCGCCGCGTTCATTATGCCTGCCCTCTGCCTTATACCTTTTCGGATTTAATTTACGCAAATTAATTTTCGGATTTTGCTGCTAGAAATCTGGATCAGATGACCTGATGTCTCTTAAAATTCCGCCGTCATGATCCGAATAGCGCTCGATGAATTGAGAAAGATTCATGTTGTGTATGTAGAATAAATCTTCACACGTTTTGCCGTGTTCAATATGAATATTCTCAGCCCATGTTGATCGCTGCGGCACGTAATCATTGAAGAGATTTCCGATACGTCGCCTCAATGTATTTGAGACTTGCTGCTCAATTCCCCTGCCGGTCGTATACACGTTTCGCGGCGTCATATCGTAGTCTTCGGGAAACGCCTTCACTCTCAGCAGATCTAGGTTCTGGTTATTGAAGCCGAACCCGAGGAATACCAGCACGTTGCTTTTGCCAATAGCGTTATGAATTTTTAGCGTCCTAGTGATGTCGTGAGTCTGCTCGGTGTAAGTACGAATATTTTTCGCGATTTCCTCCAGCCGAATATTTTGGTCCATTTCAGCCCCAAAACTTAATAGTCCCTCGCCGTAACCGGAATCGTTCAGAGTGAGTTCTCCCAGTGTCCCGTATGGATGAATGATGTTCATCCTCATTACGATTTCGTGGGCCTCAGCCAATGGAATCCGGTACGCAGCGGCGATTTGTCGGCGCAGATAATACTCAATGCATCTGTCATAGTTGAAGCAGATGATCGTTATATTCTCTCCTAATTTGGTTGGGTCGCTAACGCCGTCGCAGAGGATGCGGAAGAAACTCCCGATCCAAGTGTCATCGGGATTAATAAGTTCCGTTTGATGGTCATTGAGCAATTTCGTCCCTACACCTTGGGCCAAGGTATTCCAGTTGTTCGGCCACATGCTGGAGTCTCGCTCGGCCTTTGCGATCTCCAAGGCGATCAACATTTTACCGACTAAAGAGATATAAAGGTCATCCGGGAACCGGTGTATGAAAGCGTCTATACTAACAGCCGTGTGGATGCCCTCGTGAATATCACGTGCTGCTTTCAGCGGTTTGGCTCTGTCTACGGCGTTCGGCCAGATGCGCACTACGTTGTGGTAGAACGTATCGTCACCAATTTCTGGCCTGTGGCCGGTTACGTTTTTCAGTATCGCGCTCCGGCTAATCCTGCGCGCTAATTCCGAGCCCACGGGCAGACCAAATTCTGCGCTTGCCCCGGCGCCTATGACAAACGTCGTATTATTCCGAAACATTCAGCGCCTGTCCTTTATTCGTTCTTTGCAAATTTCAGCCGCGTCAGCCCTCTAACCCATGCCTTTTGTAGGGTTGCTTCCGCATTGGCTCCACTATACCTAAGCGGGTAGATCTTGAAAGGGGAACTTTTTATGGAAACAACCCTCTACGCGTATCAGATCACGCCGGGATCCGACAATTTGCTCTGGTTCGCGGAGAGCCAGGACGCATGCGAAACCGCTGCCCGCGAACAACGTGCGGAACTGCGCAAGTATGATCCTGATGTGCCATTAGGCCCAATTTCTGTCTACCGCTACACGCTCCGTGGGCTCTCGACCGCCGAACTTGTCGAAGTCCTAAACGACCAAACTACTTTGTTGCCGACGATCACAGTTGACCGCCGGCTGGTCGCAGAGATTACCGATTAGTCGATTGCCAGCCGATATAGCATCGCGTCGGCTTGATCCGCAAAACTCGCCAGCACTACCGGCTCATAGCGCGGGACTTGGATAGCCAGTGCTAGGTCTGCAATCGGCGCGTCGGGTTTTGGTGCCGCTATGTGGGGGATCGTCAATTTGTATGTGTGAACCTCGGGTAGTCGTCCAAAGCGCTCGTAGAAATCCAAGCGAACCAAATTCGCCCTGATTCTAAGTTTGTCGGCCTTAGGCGTATCGAAGGTCGCGTTACTCACGCAACGCAGATCGTGGCCCAGCGGCGTATCCGAGATGTCCACGACCCCGCCTTTGCTCGCAGCGATTTTTAGGCGGGCTTCAGCGAAATCCAATTGTTGATGGTACAGCAAAAGATAGTAGTCGAGGCTCACGTCGAGCGACAATGATCCTGTTGTACCGGCCATGATGGATGCCGCCACTATGTTTCGCACCTTAACGGGCGGGTCCTTTTGAAAGAACGAATTCAAATCGTACTCGTACGCGGTCCAGTCACAGAGGATTTGTCGCTGCTCTCGGATTGTTTTCATGTGTTGTCCGATTGCGCGGCTCATTGTTCACCTCCATGAGCCAACTTGAAGAGCATTGCTTGCTTATCGTTGACGATGGTTATGTAGACGTGATGGTCATCACGAAATCTGATGTCGTATTTCAGATCGGGAAAATTCGGAAATTTCTCGTGAATACGTTGGTCAAGCAATTGTCGTGCAAGCGAGGCTGTATCTTCTTCATTGCAACCCGGACATTCTGCCATCGCATCACCATAGATGTCCGGCCACACAAACTTGACTTTGAATGTGTGGCTCATGCTGCACCGCCATTCGCTAGTTTGAACAACATGGCATCTTGCACTGACTCAAATTCGACATTCGCGCCGCACTGATCCGCGTCGTAAATGATGTCGATAATATTCCTCCATTTAAAACCGGAAAGAACGTTGTAAAGGCGAACTGCAATAAGTGCCTTTCGGAGGTGATCGAGACCTACAATCCCACGATCCTCGTTCTCGCTTTCCACTTCAAACAGAACGTCGAGACCGAAATTGTGATCCCAATGGGTTTGGAAAATGTCGTACTCGGCTTTTTGAACTTCATTTACGTCAATGGGAACAAACATTGTATGGCTCATCGTACACCTCACACTGTCACGCTGAGTTTGAACAACATCGCGTCGTTCGCGTCTTCAAACAGGTAATAGTGGGTATCGGTGAGCGGATATTTCCATGTAGTGACTTTGCCTTTGGCATTGTCTCGAACCCACTCGTAGGCATCAATTGCTTCTTTAGGCGTGTTTCCGCGCAAAACGTTTGTCATATGTGCTAGATAATGCGAAGGTGTAGACAGAGGGAGGCGGACATTTCCCGTTGTTAATTGCTCGGCTGCATCCCAGTGTTCTGCGAACTTGGATTCCACAAACGTCCATGTTGAAGATGCGCCAAAAAGGTCGCTAATTTTCTCCGCGTTCACTTGCTCTAGTTTGACGAGCAAATCTGCGGCGTTATCGGACAGGATTGCTACGGATCCGATGATAGACGCGTAAATTTCACCATGCTTCTGTATATTTTGGACGTTGTCGACTGCGATTGTAGTCATTGTAATACCTCACGGAAATTGTCTTCGTCGGTATTTATCTGACCGCGTTATTTCGCTGCGTCGTTGGGCTTTTCGTCGTTGTTACCGTCGTTGACGATCTCTGCGATTTTCTTGATGTCGCTGATACGTGGGTTGTTTGCCCAACGCTGCGCCAATCTCACAGCACCTTCTGCTAGGCTCATCCCAATCATACCGACGCCGAAAGCAATTCCGTTTGTACTGCTGATTTGACTCGCGTCGAAATTGAACCAATGCACGACGATTGGCGTCAGATAGGCCGCACAAAACATTCCCACTAGACTGCCCGACAGAACCTCCCATCGGGATTTGCCCTTAGTCAGCAGGCTTCGCACGACCGAACCAGCGGCACCCGCTGTCAGATGTGTTGGGTTTATTCCAATAGAGATCAGAAAAGGGGTAATTGGGTCATACATCGCTGGTCCTTCTGCCGGAGGGACCAACTGCGGTCCATATCGTATTTAAGCAGGACCGGGTGTTTGAGGCGTCTTTTGGGGCTGTTCACGCACAGTCGATCTCGAGGCTGCCGAAAAAACATATGCGGGGACTGGCGGCAATAAACCGTTAATACTATATCTAGTGTTTGCAGCCACCATCACCACACGATAATTAGATATTCGGTCGTTTTCCGAAGGGCTGCACGCATGGAATTCATTTGGAAGAATGGTGTTGGATTCAAGTTCTCGATTAAACCGAGACTTGCGCTGGGCGTGATTGCACTGGCAGCAGCGGTGTTCGTGCCTGGCTATGTTCCGGGGATTATATCGATCCTTCGTGCGGCTCTGGCGGGCTATTAGAGTGTGGCGAACAACGCGGCTTCCGCTGCACGACGCTTTACAAGCCCAGGAAGCACCCTACCCGCCGCTTTCGTCCACTTTCCGAACTCGGCCTTTGCTCCAGCAAAATCCTTCGCATTGACCTTCTTTAGCAGCGTACTTGATCCCAAATTTCCGAGCCCGCAATTATAGGCGAAACTGACCAGTGCGCCTTTCTGGTTTTCGGTGAGATCGACTTTAACAAGTTTCGCTACGCCTGTTTCAAACTTTTGCAGATCGGCTACGAGAAGCGCATCGGCCTGCGCTTGCGTGATGACGAGCCCCTTGTGAACGTCGGGGCCAGTGTGTCCGTATCCGATAGTCCAAGGATCGCCACCAGTGCCGGGATCGGGATACGCGGTGAGTTTGCAGCCTTCGAATGACTTGATGAGATTGAGCGTAGCGGCGTTTGTCATCCGGTATTTACCGGATGCCGTCTTGACTCCCTTGGGAATTTGTTCCTATTTTGTTCTTATCCCATTTGGACGAGAGCAATGAAACATCGACGCGGTATCGACCTAGCGGCACCCTTTGCGCCGTCATCATTCATCGAACATGACCCTTCGCTTTACACAGCGGTGAAGGGTTTGGCTCAGTGGGAGGTGTTGGGAGCGAAATGCTCGGCGTGCGGGCACATAGGCTGGCTCAACAAGGAAGCCGTGTTGGCACGCTGGGGCAACCAATACCTGATGAACATGCGAGGCAAGTTCAAGTGCGTCTGCGGCAACAAAGACAACAACACCGTACTCATCGGGCGATTGCCTCGATAGAAAAGCCCGCTGAGTGGCGGGCTTACTTGGCGATCGATCGCAATAGATGCGGAGGTTAGACTGCCAACTTCCAAAGCATATGGAGATTTTTTAACTCCGCATTGCAAGTGGCGAAATCGGCAGTCTGGGAGATCTGCGTATTTCGCCAATTCACGCAGTAAGTGTCCCAACTGTGGCCATGCGACAGTGCAAACTCTGTCTTCACTTTGCAAATTCGTGAGTTCTCGAGAACCAGTTTGGTTTTTTGGGCAGTCACATTGCGGAACGACGTTATTCCGAAACTTTTTGCGCTAACCTTCCAATTGCCGAATTCGCCCTTCACTCCGGCTTGAACGCCGCTGCTGTCAGTCGTGACAGAGACATTAGTTAAGGTATGGTTGGGAATGTTCATCCCGATCTCGGTCAATTCGTTTTGAACTGTCCTCTGGTTCTGCGTCGGATAACTAATGTCCTTCAGCATACTGATAACGAGGACCATTATAATCTCGTTTTCGAGGCGCTCTACCCAACTATGGCCATCGGAAAAATCAGCCATGAAGGGGATGTTGGATTGAAATGAGCCGACGTTGAATTGTGTTCGGCCGGTTACGGCGATCACGTCATTAAGACGGTCGGCGATAAGTTTTGCATCAATAAAACTCATTACTCTACTCCTTACTGTATAATTGGCTCTATTGCCGTTGCTCTCCTTTATCAACCGAAGAATATTGGAATTGCCTACTTCCTATTACTCACTGCAGCCGATGTATTTGGAGTAACACGGATCTGGAATCTGTCTACAAAAACGACGATTTTGTTGTTTCACGTAGTTAATAGCGTACAGATGGAACCGATTGCATTTTATCGATCTCGGCCTAATATTCTGATTTATCGAGAAAAAGAAAGCCGCCACGCGATTGACCAACGTAGCGGCTTACTGGTAACGAGATCGAATATGCCGTTGCGCCTGCAATTCAACCGAAGAATTCGCCGCTAAACCAGCATAAGATAAATCTTGTTTATCAATATTTATATCATGCACGTATGATGATCTCGATGGCTTCGAGCGGCACACCGAAAGCCGCAGACAAACCTTCTTTCGCCTGACGAATAGTCAGCGGTTTCACAGCATCTTCCGAGTGCTCGTGATAGTCCTGAAAGTCCATGTCGTTCATATCTTCCTCGTGCTTCCCATGTGCAAGCGCAACTACGTCTGCCCAACTCATCTCCTTAAAATCGAGCCCTTCAAGATCAATTCCTAGTTCTTCGAGCGTGGTATATCGCACGGGATTTCTCCAGCCGGCTTTCCACACGTCCTCGATGCTGACGACCGCATATTTCGAAAAGCATATTTTAAAGCGGTCACCAGTCTCAGTTGAGGGAACTACCTTCGAGATCTTCCCAATCAAAAATGCCGACCTATGGGGCTCTGGGCCTTCGGAATTTGGATTGGTCACGTTTCGGGTACAGACCACGTAGTCGAACTGCTCAGCCGTGGACTTCTTGAGTTTCCAAGACTCGGTGCCGCCATCTGAAAGAATTCGTTCGCGGCTTTTGAAGGTAAGGACTGCGATTGCGCTATGGGCCATGTCCGGCCTCCCGGTTTCGTTTCGATAGCCGCAATATGCCTATAAACCGGAAACATGGCAATAGATAAAATGGAAACACAGCGAATCATTTTATCGCTGTGTTTCAGGTAGTAACTACCAACGTCTGCATTCCCCGTATTTGCGTCCAGAGCGAACAGGCAAGTCCACCTTGGGTTTCGGCTTGTTTTCGGGCACTACGATGGGCTCTTGAGTTTTCGGGACCCATATGACTCTAACGTTGACGAACATCTTCCCGTAGTTGCTCATGCCAGCACCTCGCCATCGTTGGCGTTCACAAAAGCGATTGTGCCACAGCCTGAGAGGGTCCTACCCTTCGCCAGCGCAGCCAGCAGGTTCGGCAAATGCTTCAACTGGCCTTCGGAGAAATCCTTGCCGGTGTGAACCTTATCGTTGACCAACTCATCAATGAATTCCTGCCACGTTTGCTTTGTCGAGCCGCGACCCAATCCGCGTTTTGCTGTTGCTGTCGCGGTCATGATCATTGTGTCCTGAGGTGACTTCAATCGGATCACCTGCAATTCCGTTAGCAGCAGGTTCAGCCAGCGGCGATCACTCTTGCGCAGGAAATCCATAAACGGAACCATGCTACGCATTGCGCGCGGAGTATAAGGGATTTCAATTGCACCGCTTGCGTTTCGCAGTTCGTCAATCGGATCGATAGAGATTGGGGTTGTCGGCTTTGCCGCTGTAGCAATCACCGATTCAAAGCCGCTGAAAATATCTGTGTTGTAGATGTTAAGTTCGTTGCTCATTGGGTTTTTCCCTTCTTGTTGTTATTTGCCGGATCGTGCTTCGAAAAATGCGATTGCTTCTTCGATTGTTGCCTCAGCCTGCTTTATGGCCTCAAGCAGAGCCGCATCATTCCGCGACACTCGGACAGTGTTGTCGCGCCATGCGAAACGCTTCGCGATATGCTCGGGCGATTGCTTTGTTCCTTTGCGGGCGGCAGCAATTTTGTCTTTACCAGTTTGCGTGTGGTTTGTTCCCTTGCTCGGCATTGGGAGTTTTCTCCTTCTTTTTGCGTTCTTATCTATAAGTTTATTTATGCCTGGAGGCTCAAAAGCGCTGCCTTCTCCGCGCGGACACGTTCCCATCGTGCAGCGGAGGAAGCCTTCATTCGCTCGATCTGTTCCGGGGATTTCGGCTTGCCCTTCAAAGCAGCGCTGGTCTTTGCTCGCTGCTCCGCATCAACAGTGTGGCCCATCTTGCGAGCCTTCTGCTTGGCCTTCGTCGCGTCGGAAGCCTTCTTGCCGGTGCGGGCTTTACGGATCAGATCGATGGATTCTAGACTATGCGTGTCCCCGGGACCGAACTGGCAAGAACGTTCGGAGTCCTCTCGGTTCACATAGCAGGCAGTCTCGATGCTCATGACGCCGGTCTTGAATGCAGCGCGGGATTTCCATGTCAGGCAATAACCGTAGTTGGATTTCATGAAGCGGTCGAAATTGCCGGTCTTCATCTTCGCTTCCATCTTCTGGCGGCGGCTCTTTGTGACGAGCGATATGAATTCTGGAAGCGTGAGAGCGAAAGTACGACCACGCTTTTCCTGATAGTTACGGGCTAGTTCGAATTGGATTTCCAATGCAAGATCGACGGCAGCGGAAATCTCTACCGGGTCGCTCTGCTTGGTAATGCGGAGAAACATCTCACGCGCGGTAATTTTATTGGTGATTTCTTGGTTTTGCATTATGAACTCCTTGACGCTCTTCTTCTCAACTTGGCGTCTATACCTATTTATAAAATATAGGCTCTTCCGAAGTCATTATTATTCGGACAAGGAAAAACCCGGTTGGAGTTGAGCGCCAACCGGGTTTAAAGTTTTGTGATTAGGAGTTCACAGTCTATTTAGCAGTCTATTGGGAAAAAGCGCTCGCTTCAGAGTAATAGGTTGATTAGACCCATAGTATATTGAATAGGCACTACGCATACAGTAATAGGTTAATTAGATCCATATATATTAATATATATGGACCCAACTACCCATCACTATAAGCGCAGAGCGCTAGCGACGTGCGTCTCCCTCACGGAATTTTCGCTTCGCTCAAATCCGCTCGACCCGACTTGACGCGAGGGCTGACGCCCTTGTTCCGGTGGAACCTGCACAAGTGGTGTCAGGCAACTTCGTTGATCCGTTGGCTATTAGTTTATTCGTCTCCGACGGGTGGCTTTCTTGAGCCTTATCTTTGAAATTCCGTTTCAGGCACTTCGTGGAGTTCCGCTGGCTTGGGTTGTTAGGGTCAGTGATTTCCTTCGGAAATGAAAGAGGGTTCCGCCCGCGAAGATACCGCGCATTTTACCGATCCGATAAACCCACATGAAACTGCGGCTTGCTACAACCATAGAAGGCAACGTAGGGGCGCGACGTGAAATTTCCGGCAGTAGTGGCATTAACTTCGGCAGCGGCATTTCTCGGGGCCGGTGGCTACACGGTGTTGCCGAAATCGCTCACAAACACATTCAATCCGGCCTGCAATATCAAGGGCAACGTCAGCATCAACTCCGGCGAACGCATCTACCACATTCCCGGCCAGCACTATTATGAAGCGACGAAGATTTCGCCTCAGTATGGCGAGCGTTGGTTCTGCTCCGAAGAGGAAGCGCGTGCTGCTGGCTGGCGCAAGGCCAACTACTAGAACATCCCAACAAGACATGGAGAATGAGATTGTCGACAGACGCCCAAGTGATCGCAGCGGTAGATTTGAAAACGTGGCAAGGCGTTGTAAACCGGCTGAACCAACGCGGCATCTTCTTCGAAACCGACCGCACTGTGAGTTTTCTCGCCAAAGACATCATTCGTAGCAACCAGCGGAGTATCAAAATCCGACTGCGGCGAAACGGCTTTTCCGGCACGGCGATTGCTTACATCGAGGAAAATATTCAAAACTGCAACGGCTATGCGTTCTACGACAAAGCCAGATTCACCCGAGAAAGAGTGCTTGAACTCTTGGGCGATGAGATCCGTGCGACTTTCAGGTGA